CCTTTCTGTACTAGCGCGAGAAGCCCTTTTGATGGGTGCATCAAACTTTTCTGTATTATCACTCATTTTATGTCTCCTTCACGTATTTCGCGTATTCTTCAAGCGGCACACCCAATTTTTTTGCTATCGCAATTTGGCTCGGGGTGAGTCGAACCTGTCTTTTCCCACTGCGCCCTGTAGTTTGTCTAGAAGCAGATGCCACCGTCTGGGCGTTACGGTTTCTCTGTTTACCAAATTTATGAGGGAATTCTCCCTTAATTCTTTGATCTAATTCAGTATAGTACTCATCTGACTTAGGGTCAAACTGTTCTTCTTCAACAAGTCGCTTGTGAATTCCAAACGCGGCATAAGTCATAGCCTCGTCTTGACCAAACCAATCGTTCTTTGCCGCCCAATCTTCCGCCTTTGGGTCAGGACGTTTAGGTTGAGGCTGCTGTTGCGGCATAGGCGCTTGCAGTTGAGCCTGTTGTTGCGCGGCAACTTGACGTTGATAACGCTCTTGCTGAATACGAGCCTGTTGAGCCCGGTCATTTTCTATCGCTAAACCTGTTAAAGCTTTCTGAGCTTCAACTGCGGCTCTAGTATCACCGATCTCCATAGCACGAGATAAGGCTTCTTCTGCCGCGGCAGATTGAGAGTTAACACGTGTAGAGTACTCATTAACGTACTGAGTGTCTAAGTTAGACATCCTAGTCTTTATCGTGTCTGCTTCTTCTTTAACTTTTTTAGCGTAACTAAGGGCCTCGTTTTCACGCCGCTCCGCCTCACGCATTTTCTTAGTAAGTCGATCTATACGCTTTTGCGTAGAAGTGTCGGCTTTCTGAAACTGGTCTTCGCTAGATTCGATGTTGTCTTCGGTACCATCCTCAACGCTTACTTCAATTTCTACGTCTTCTACCTCAGATACATCTAGCTCTACTGTATTTTCTTTACTCATATTCTACTCCTTAAAAATGCAAAACGTCTTCGGGGCTGAGAATTTTAGCTAAAACTTCGTCATCGTTAAGAATCCGAACTTCGCCCCCATCAATAGAAAAACGTGATCCGGCATAACGTGCAAACATTACCCAATCTTTTTCTTCACACCACGGACCTGTAGGGAATTTCTCGGGGTCTTTGTAGGCGAGAGGACCAACCTTTAAAACGTAGCCGACTTGCGTCGAAACGTGCTGTTGCTCCATCATTTGATCAGGTAGATAGATTCCACCCTCAGTTTGACCTTTGCCACGGTATGGAAGAATTAATATTCTCCAGCCAGTAGGTGAAGGCAATCTTTCTAAAAGGCTTTCGCCAATGTTTTCTGGTCGCAAAAAAGGTTTTTCTGCGTAAGCATCTTGAAGGGTTTCTGCATCTTTCGGGGTTTCTGCATCTTTTGTAACAGCCTCGGTTGCCTGTTCTTTTTCCGATTCTAACTGGAAAGCGGCACTCGGGGCGGCTGAAAGATCAATTTTTGAATCAGTCATTACTGCGCTCCTGTTTGTCTAGCAGGTGTTTTAGTTCCTGTTCCACGTGATTGAGGGATTCCATGTTTCCCATAAGCTCACGATATTGCTCCATCGACTTAACATTGCCATACATCATTAAATCTACAATGCCTTGCCTTCTATCCCTAATGATCCGGAATACTGCTTCCGCGGTATGTATCTCATCCATTCTTATATGCCCGCATATTGTCTGTTAAAGTAGTAGTTTATCCTAGCATATCTTATACAGGCGGGGCTACCAACTTTTTAAATATGTGACCACTCTTTTCCTAACCACAGTAAGGCTTCCGCCTCTCTTCGACGAATAAGTCCGTCTAGGACATTACCGCCCGCTTTATTCCATCGTTTTAATTGATGAGGGACATCCGCAAAATCACCAGAATTAAGCCTAGTCCGCAAAGTGCTTTCCCGTAAGTTGTTTGGACCGAGATTGAATGTCCAAGCCACAAGCGCATCGAACTGGTTTTGATCCAGAACTGGGTCAATATATTTAAGTACATATCCTTCAAATTCATTTAAATCCTCCTTTAACAAGTCGTCTGCCGACTCCTGTGTTATTTTATCGCCAGAAACAACTCCCGCAGTGTGCCCGTAGCCTATAGTCCAAACCGCGGCACTGCACTGGTATGCTTCTAGCTTGCATCCTTCAAACTTTTTTATTAACGCAGTACCTTCTCCGCTAGTTTTCACCTTACTTCTCCCTTGATACTTTCTGAATCTTTTCAACGGTACGCATACCGCCAAGACCGAGCATACCTAAAAGCACAGGCATCATCTCAGACATCTGTAACAGAGGTATGGCTATGTCACTACCGGCTAATGCCAAACCAAAATTGCCCATAGGGATCAGGATGTAGTTTGAGGCCATGCCGATTACAGTCACCCATCCCACGGCTGGTCGCCATCCAGCTACAAACATAGATTTTGAGGCCGCTTCGACCTTATTGACCTCTAACTGTCCCTTGGCGAGTTCTTGAGCATGGCGCTCGGACATGGTGGCTATCTCGTGTGCCAAGGCGTTTTTGGTATCTTTGTCTTCGATAAACTTGTCGAGTAAGCCAGATACTGGCCCTATAAGTGCTTGCAACATAGTTACTTCCTCGTCATATAGGCAGTCGCGCCAAAAAACATTCCGATCACACTGGCCTGAGACAGAAACAGCATGTCACTTAATGAAGCTATAGTAGATAATCTTGATTCGGGAATGAAAGGCATTATAGGAAGCAGGGCATAGACGCACATACTAACCATAGCGACCCACGCCATCTTTCTTTGTGAGTCTGCCTTCTCTTCCCTGATAGTCTGATCAGCCATCTCCGTGTGACGAGCAATTTCCTCGTCAGTGACGATGCCATCGTTATCTAAGTCAAACTCAGAGTACTTGCTTTCTTTCTCTAGTCTTTTCGGTGTCATTGTCTGTCAAACACCTTAATAACTTCCATAGCGTACCAGCCCCCTGCGCCAAGGACGGCAAGGAACAATACCCCAAGAATGTTCTTTATCATTTCATCTCGTTTGGTTATAGCCCTGTTCTTGGCTAAACGAGCCTTCTCGCGGCGCTGTTTGTCATCCATAAGGGATTTGTGCTGAATGGCAAGCATGTCTCGCCAGACCTCTCGCGGAGTGCATTTCTTTAGTTCTTTTTCTTTCTGACGGATATCCTGCTTAACCCAAGCAAGCTCAAGAGCCTCCTCCTGAGTAATGATATGGTTACCTTCTTTGACATCTGTTTCGATCTGCTCTACAGCGGCCTTGCTTTTTGTTAAGCCGTCAAAAACCCCCGACAGCCCCGTTAAGTGACTCCCGCTTTCCTTGACAGTAGATATCCCATCGTTAAGCGCCTTGAGTATCCCTACTACGGCGGAAATTTCTGCGATCATTCAAACTCCTACGCAGGCATCCACTTAAACAAAGCTATCGCGCTTATAATAAACGGATACATGCTAAACATTATCAACTCAAGCCTATCAAACCTTTTGGTTCCAGACTCTAAACGCTTTTCTATGTTTTCGTACCTAATACTGCATTCTTTTTCATGCGATTCAAGTTTCGCAATGGTGTCTTTTACTGTAGCCAACTTTACCCTCCACCAAACAAATTGTTTGACACAGGTTGTTGTACTGGTTGCTCTACGGGTTCTACAGGTTGAGCTACCTCGGGCTGTTGTACAAAAGACCCTATTCCACCTTGAAAAGGATTGGCCTGCACCGGAGGTGCTACCGGAGTAGCAAAAGGGCTTACCGGCGGAGGTGCCATTGCGTTGACAGGCTGGACAGACGCTTTAGGCGGCTGATACTGAAACCCAGTACCGTCATCTTGCATTTGACCCGTTTTATCTACTTCCCAACCCTCGGGCATGTCGTAGTTGCCACCATTAGACGCAGTCCATTTATCGCCTGTTTTAGGGTTAATGTAGCTAACCAACTGCTGTGTAACCATCCCTGTTGACGTAGATTTAAACCCGGGAGGCATATTGTCATCACCATACCCATAATCGATGGAGCTAGGCTGAGTCAAGAAAGGGTTCGCCTGTGGTGCAACCGGAGAAATAGGTGTTCCACCCGGGTTAGTAGCGTACTCGGGGAAAACGGGGTCATAAACCGGGGGAACGTAAGGCTCGGGCTCCTCGACCTGCTTAACAGGTTCGGCGGGTAACGGAGTAATATAACCGTCAAAAAGTCCGTCCTCATTACTGTCTAAGTCAAACAGAGGACCTCGGGCTCCTTGGGTACCGACAAGTACCATGTCTCCACGCTCATCGGTACGGTAGACATCTTTCCCGTTTTGACCTGTAAATAAAGAACCTAATCCCGAATCTACCGGTGAAGTAGTGCCAGTAGTGCCAGTAGTGCCAGTAGTGCCAGTAGTGCCAGTACGACCATCATCTACGTTACCGACTGCGGGGGGAATACCGTCCGGGTTATTGCTACCGCCACCCGCCGTACCAGCCCTTTCTCTAAACCACGCCGTTTGCTCTTCATCGGTCATTTCGTCCCA